AAAATTTAATCCACCAGGTACAGTTCTTACTGGTAAAATAAATCCGTCATCGGGAACCATCAAAGGTGGATCAATTTGTTTTTGTGCTGCTTTGATAGTTGTTTTAGACATTGTGTTTAACATCTTGGTATCTGGTAAAGCATTCATTGCTGGCGATCTACCATACACTTCATTAGAAGAAGATTTTAAGTAACGTGGTACTACATAAGGAAACTCTTTAAATCCACTTTCTCTTAATAAAGTTCCAGATTTTTCGTGAACATGACAAGAAACAAAATCCATATTTTTATTATTGTCATAACCCATAGGTGTTGCGCTTGGATAAACTGAATTAATAATAACAGTTTCATCATAAGGAGCTTTTTCAATATCAGCTAAAATAGATTTGTGTAAATCCGCATCTGGATACATTGCTGGTATATTTTTATTTTTTAAATGAAATCTTCTAGTTAAACTATCAACTAAACCTTTTTCATTTTCAGTAATGTATAGTTCTGAAATATGTAATGTTCTAAATCTTAAATCATCTTGAACATCGTCTGTAATAAACATAGCAGACGTACCAAATGCTAGTAACTCATGGTATAATTCAAATATTTCTATTCCACGCATAACTGATGACAGCTCCTGGCTCTTTTGAGCTTTGGCTAATGGAGATACATATTCTATTTCTACATCTTGATCGCCAAGTTCTTCTGGTATTGGTGGAAGTTTATTATTTTTTAATAATAAATTAAAAGATCTTGTAATTAATGGCTGCAATAATTCAGATTGTAATCTACCTAACACGGGGCCAAGTAATCTCATCTTTTCTTCTGTTCTTTGCATAACCTCTGTTGCTGTCATGTTTTGATTACCCGTAGTCATTAACTGGTCAACAAAAAAGTTTTCTCTAATAGCTTTTCTTCTTTGTTCTTCCATTTGTAAACCTAGTGGATTGTTTGAACCTATATTTAATGGTTCAATTCTTTCTCTAGTTCCAGATCTGTAAAAATTTAATCCACCAGGTACAGTTCTTACTGGTAAAATAAATCCATCATCAGGAACCATTAAAGGTGGGTCGATTTGTTTTTGTGCTGCCTTAATAGTTGTTTTAGACATTGTGTTTAACATCTTGGTATCTGGTAAAGCATTCATTGCTGGCGATCTACCATACACTTCATTAGATGAAGATTTTAAATATCTAGGTACAACATAAGGAAATTCTTTAAATCCACTTTCTCTTAATAAAGTTCCAGTTTTTTCGTGAACATGACAAGATACCCAATCCATATTTTTATTATTGTCATAACCCATTGGAGTATCACTTGGATAAACTGAATGAATAATTACAGTTTCATCATAAGGAGCTTTTTCAATATCAGCTAATATAGATCTGTGTAATTCTGCATCTGGATACATTAAAGGTATATTTTTATTTTTAAGATGAAATTTTCTAGTTAAGCTATCAACCATTCCTTTTTCATCTTCAGTAATAAATAATTCTGAAATATGTAATGTTCTAAATCTTAAATCATCTTTAACATCATCTGTTATAAACATAGCAGACGTACCAAATGCTAGTAGTTCATGGTATAATTCAAATATTTCTTGTTGGAAGTTTGATCTTGAAAATACTTGTTGCATAATTTTAGCGCAACTCTCTAACCATTCATTAGCAGCATCATTGTCAGCTGCCATTTGGTTTCTAAATTTTAAAACAAACCATGGCGAAATAGTATTGGTTAGCATCCCATTAAGAGACGCAGACAACAATTCTAATGCGTGTGTAGCAGTTCCATCAAAAATTTGATCGTGTCGTTTATCGCCAGCTGTGTGCTTCTCTGTGATGTTTGCTTTTCTTGGTAAAAAATAATCTGCAATTTCTTGCCAATGATCTTCCCAGGTAACCCTTTGTGCTTTGAGAGTTTTGTATCTCTCTATAACCATTTTTGCTTTTGGATCTTGTGCCATTTACCCTCCGAGTAAAGATTTTTTAGATGTTGTTAATGCGTTATCGCCTAAACCTTTTGCGCCAGTTAATATAGTTGATGATCTACCTTGTGTTTTTTTCATATCAACAGCAGATGTAGATGTAACTTGTGATACTTCAGCTTTTGTTGGAGCTGGCGTATAAACTGGAGCTGGTGCGGGTGCTAATGCTTTTTTCACTACGGGTCGGCTAATTATTCTTGCTACTCCTCCCATATTATCCTCCTAATAAAGTTTTCTTTGTTGATGTTTCGTCATCCTCTAAACCTTGTGCTGACGTTAAAATTGTTGCAGATCTGCCAGTTCTAGCAGCTCTCATTTTTGCTTGCTTTGCCGCTGTCTCCGCAGCTCTATCCTTATCATCGTATTTTGGTGGTTCTGGCAAAGGCTGTGGTGCGGGTATTGCTGGCATCGCTGGCATTTTTGGCATTAAAAAACTCATAATTTATTTCTCCGTATGTATTTGATATTCACTTTCAGCTGTTTTTTGTGCAGCTAATTTTTGTCTTGGTAATTCCGATAAAGAAATAGCCATATACCTTGCTGCATCGCAAGCGTGTGAGCTAAAATCTTTAACGGGTTTTGCACTAAAAATTCTCATCTTGTCGTTATATTTTCGATGATGATGTCTTAATGCAGTAATTAATGGTTTAGTGCTTTCAGCATCAAACCAACATTTAGGTAAAACCATTTTTAAACTGTGGATCCCATCTTCTAATGGAAGTTTTGGCAGTACCCTAAATCTTATTCCTAATTGATAAGCAACTTCTCGTCTTGTTTTACCATTACTAAATTCTGTTACTTCTATGTCGTGTGGCGCATAGTGTTCGCCATAAACATAATCTTTATCTTTTATAAACTGAACATAATGCGGCAAACCTTCTTTGTTGTTTTCATAATAATCAATAATCATTATTTGATTACCGACTTGTTGAAAAAAAACTATTGCCGTATTATCTCCATAACCCAGATCCCATGCAGTATTAACTAATAAACTTGGATCGTATGCAATCCTGGTTATTTGATTTTTATCTTCAATTTTTTGTATTATGTCTCCATAAATACTTCCACTTACATTGGCTACCCAATCGCACTCAAACTCCTGGAGAAATTTACTTTCCCCCATCTGTGCTTTAGCAGCATCTAATTCTTCTTGATCTACTAATCCCGTCTCCGATGCTTTAGCCGTATAAGCTAACCAATCTGGATCTGTCAAAGCATATTGGTATAAGTCATAAAATATATTACTCATCCCAGCTGGTGTCGAAATAAAATATGCAAACCCTTTTCTGTCAGATATAGCGGGTCTTAATATTTCGTGCCAAAGTTTCGGGTTCATCTGGCTAACCTCATCTACGCAAATCCCGTCTGCGTAAATTCCTCTAATTCGATCTGGATCTTCTCCAGACATCAATGTTATTCTTGCGCCATTGGGGAAGTCGCATCTTAACTCGGTTTCGTTAAATGTAGTACCAGGAATACATCCAGCGTATTGCTTTAGATAATCCCAACAAACCCTTTTGATCGAAACGAATGTTGGCCCGATCAGATAATACCTTGGGTTTTTCTTATCATTTGTAAGAGCCTTCTTAATCAAATGCAGTATAACCAATATTGTTTTGCCAAACCTACGATGACAATTTAAAACTGCGAACCTATGTTTATCCAAATCCTCATGCAACTTCGCTTGTAATGGCCGAGGCGTATAAGGTATTTGGATGTGCATTATAAAATTATAGCAATTACAATAATAGCAGCAGCAATTACAACAGCTGCTTTAATATTCGTACTCCAGCTATTCCATTTTTTAATTATTTTTTCCATATTCCTCCTAGTGTAGTGTGGGTAGTTCAGTTAGATCTAAAATAGATTTGTAATCAATCCCACTATTTTTCATTAGTGTTTTAACAAAATCATCTGCGTGCCTTGGATCGTCAAACCCGTTTAGGTGGATTACCATGCCGTTTGTATCTTCGGCTAGGAAAACCATTGCAGTTATCATTTTGTTTTTTAATTTTTCATTCATTGTTATTAAGCTTTTTTATTTTTACTTGCGAAACTTTTAGCAGCGGCTACTGAACTAAAACCCCACTTCTTTAATGCTAGAGCTTTTCTTGTTGGCTCTCCGTTAGGTTTCTTCATAGCACCAGACATTCCAGCGAACCTGGCTGCGAAGGAGATACGCCTTGGGTTTGTACCTTTGTTTACTGGAGCTTTTAAATTAGATCCGTCTCTGTTGTTAAAAAATTGTCTGCCTCTTTCGCTTAACCCACCAGTTTTATTCTGATGTATTTTCTTAACCATTTGTAACCTTTCGCTGTTTGTGTGTGGCTGTGTGCTGAACTCCCAACTTATATATACTTAAAAAACGCGGGTGGATTTTGGGGTACACCCCCCTAAATGTTCTCGCAATGTTCCGTTTTTATATGCAAATAACAAGGCTCGTAGGTATAAAACCTACTAACTATTGTTGTTAATCAATAACTATTTACAAACCAAAGAGTAACCAGGGAGTTATAGCTTTGATCCGCACTCATACGCGCTGGCGAGGAACCTGGAGCCGCGTAGAAAAACACGGAATTCCAAGGTAGTCCAGGTTAGATACAACAAAGCCAGGCAAGCATCACACTTAACCTGGCTCTGTAAATTTAACTTATTGTTGTAATTCTTTAAAAGTATATTTGTTCATTTCAAAGCTAGTGTCTCTCTCTATACCCAAGCCAAAAGCACCTTTAAACTCTTTTAACTCATTGATAGAAGTATAACCCAACTCCTTTTCGTGAACGTCTGCTAATCCAAACGCCTCTTGTGTATCTGGATTTAACTCTGATAGATACCAAGTACCAACGCCGCCAGGATTAAATAACTTCACAACAGCTTTAAATGACTTTGTGCCATCTTGCTCTTGAAAGTTTTTAACTAACTGTTTGTACTGAGCATCTAATAACATTTTTTGTTTTGGCATTATTTACCACCTTTCACAGTTAAACCTTTTTTGACAGCTTTTGTTCTAGCGTCTTTTAAGTTCTCAGCGTAAACATGATTTTTAGTGTCTCTATTATCTTCGTTATCTTTTGTAACGCTGCCGTTAGATTTAATTAAAAATCTGTCGTAGTCATAAGCATCTGACATTATCTTTGCTCCTTTGTTAATTTAGTTTTATTTTTCATTCAACTAACGAATAACATAGCATTGACAACGTGTCAACATATAATATGCACGTTTGTGTATTTTTATTTTTTATCCAGTTGGTAGGCTTGGAACAGATGTTGTTTGTACTTCTTCCACAATCTTTTTAGCTTCAACCATATCATTAGGATTTCCCCAGCTCACAGTTATTGTCGTATCTTGTTTGATGTCTTGTTGTACTTTGTCGCCAAATGTTTTAGCTGCAAGTTTGCTAGCTAACCATCTTATGTGTGAATATTTTTCTCTCAAGAAATGTGTCTCTTGAGGTGTCTTTGGTACTTCCATATCTTCAGCTATCTTATCAAGCAATGTCCAAACGCCAGTTTGTCTTGCTTGCATAATCTTTTCATGAAGATCTTTGTTATCTCTACAATGTTTATAAACAGTTGATGCGTCTGGTAATTTCTTGTCTTTTGTAATCTTTGATAATGGTTCGCCAAGTTCTAAACGCTTGATGATTTCATCTGTTTGTTTTGTATCCATTGTAATAGTTGTTCTGTTGTATAATTTTTAAATTGTTTTAAATTTTTATAAGCAATCAATTTGCCTTCAAGTGTAACAGCTCCCGTTGATGCTCCGCCATGAAACCTACAACGATAATGACCACTCTTTTTTAAATATCCTTTTGCTCTACATTGCTTGCCAGATGTTCTTGCAATACTTTCGCATTGTATTTTTTTAAGTGGATGACCAGCCATAATATTCAGATATTTTTATATCCAACTGTACCTTTTCAATTACTAAATTTGATCTATCTTGTCTATAAGAGTTTTATCCAGCTTACTTTCAAGATTAAATATTGCGTTGATGTATTTCTTCTTAATCGTTACACGATGGCAGCCAAACATTTTACCAAGCGCAACCCAGGAATATCTTTTAGATCTGGCCCAAAGTATCTTACGTTCTTCAAGTTCAACCAGGGGTAATAATTCAGTTATTGTTAGATCCCAGCAATTAATCTGCTTATTATTGGCACGAAGTTTAAGTTTATCCTTATTATCATGAAACCCATGATCTCCAGGATCATAACTAAACTTTAGAATATCAAACATAGAAGCTGCTTTTGGTATTTTAGGTTTAGGCATAAAGCGTTCTGCCAAGCCAGCTTCATCCAATATATCCATTAATTTTACACACCTTAACTTCAGACAGCCTCCTTGAGAGAGGCATCAAACTTTTTTATAGGTTCGTCTTTCCACTTATGTTTAGCAACCTTGTTGCCTTTTTTATTTCTGTATTCAATATAATTTCCAAATTCAGCGATGTACTCGTATTGCTCGCCTTCATATTCTATTGTTGTCTTAGAATGATTAGCGGCTGGGGGGGAGTATCTTGCTCTTTGATAGCTATTGTATTTTCTATTTCTATTATAGTTAATATTATTAGTTTTATTAATATCAGTCGTATTCGGAACATCTGATGTTGCATAATTGGAACGTATGCTTTTTTTCCTTATTTCCTGGAGTTTTAACTGCTGCGATAAATAATATTCATTAGTCGAGGATCTGCGTTTAACTGTTACATAACCCAGCTTGGCAAGGTGTTGAATACATCTATAGATCGCTGTACGAGACATCCCTATAGCCTTTGAGATAGTTGCGTGTCTTGGATAGCAAATTCCAGTTTCCTTGTTCATGTAGCTTACTAGGCACGAGTAAACCCTATAATCTTGATTAGTTACCCTCACATCTTTTAACACCGCTAAATCTGATACAAAAAATAAGCTCAAGATAAATCCTTTTTGGTACAAAATAAATCGTGGCGTTCCTGGAGCAGCTCTAATACTTGATACCAGTTTTCGGGTAACAATAATGTTTCTTTACCTTTTGTCGGTGTGAGCTGCGTAATACGCAAGCTCTCAAGTTCTCTTTTTTTATTTACTTTATAAAAAACCAGGAAGGAAGGTAAACCAGCGAGATTGGCTAATGCTTCAGTAGTCGTTGTCGCCTTCCACGTTTGGCCCCGGTCAAAACACGTCTCGGCCAGATACAATGGCTCTTTACACTTCTTGCAAATCCCAACTGCATCCATATCAATCATGTAAACTGAATTATCTCTGCACCACTCGGAATACGGATCGCCAACATTAAAATAGTTTCCGTGCATACTTCCCCTAGCCACTACAGATCTCCCTTATTTCTAAACTCTTTGACTTGCTCGTCTAATTTTTTGACTAATTCTTTGTTGCTTTGATTTAAGTTTTTATTAATTAATTTGACGTTAGCGTTTTCTTCTGAAAGTCGATCAATATCTTTTTTTAAACTTTCTATTTTATTTTGAAAATCTTTCTTTTCTTTTGCTCTTGCTTTGTTTTGTGTAATAATATCGGATATTCCCCACCTTGTTTGATCTGTCATTTAAAAGTTATCTCCGTTACATCTTGTACCCAGGCAGCGGGAATAGTATTTAGATTGCCAACAGTTATAGATCCATCTTCCTCAACGATGTAATCAGTAAAAATTGTAATTTTAGATTTAGTTTGAATTATTTTATAACCAATAGAATAAGCAATAGCGGGTTCTAGTTTAGCTGCTTTATCAATACTCATCCAGGAATTATCAGCTAACGTGTCCAACCACTTGACGATAACCAGTTGATAATCATTTATGTTGCCACTTAATTTCTGTTTATCTTTATTCATAAAAACTAGAGGGTTTTACTTTGCCGTTTGTTTTTTGTTTTATAATTTGCATAAACTTTGGCCTCGGTATTCTCTCTTTGTTGCACCAACGAAAAACAGTAGAGCCAGGCGATGTGCCAGTAATGCCGAGTAGATCAGCTAATTTTTTATGTGATAAATTTTTTGATTTTCTAAATTCTTCTAATTGCATAATTATTTTCCGTATATGGATTTAATGTCATATCGTCAACAAATGTGCATATGTAAAATGTGGATAATAAGGTATAAATACCTATAAAATACAACCATTAATTACTTATTAGTCAATATATAATTTATTTTTACAAACTGTTGACAAATATATGCCTATTGACGTATAGTTGCCAATATGACAATAGACAAAACAAAGCTACATATCGTAGATAATAAAAAGGGTAACTCGGTACACAAGACAGAAACAATGGCTTTGTTAAAAAAATTATTAGATGAAAAAGGTTCATCACAATTAGAATTAGCTAACACTTTAGGTAGAGATAAAACTACTGTTAATCGTTGGGTAAAAAATAGCCGTGAAATATCCTGGGAGAATGCAGAAAAAATAGCAACTGTTTTAGGTTGTCATCCAGTAGATATTTATCAACCCGCTGTTACTGTTATGTTAAAATATAAATGCGCTTGGAATGGTTACATGGTAGATATACCAAAAGACGATAGACATGGTTTAAAAATACCTTTTGAATGGTACAATGCAAATGTTGAAGCTGTGCAAATGGATGCGCCTGGTACACCTTGCGATGGCGAAGTATGGTTGTTTGATATTCCAAAAAATAAAAAAATTGATAAAAATTGTGTTGGCCAAATATGTTACATAACTGCAAGTGATACATTTAAAAAAAACAACGATAAAAAATTAAAATTTTTTGCTAAAAAAAGTCAAGTAAAACCAGTTTGGCATCCGTTAATTGCTTTATTAAAACCAATGGGTAATGGTAAATTAAAAATTGTTAATAGTTATAATGACGAATTAATTAACGATATGTGCGAACACTTATCTTACGAAGATCTAGCAATCGCAGCTCCCGTCAAAGCAAGATACAATCCCGAATTGATTATAAATTCTCATAGATAGACAAATCTACACTTTTAGTTGACATAAATACATATCAAATGTTGACAGTAAGCTCATAATGTTTACTGATTGTTCTAATAAAGTATTTGATTTGTTTTATGATTACAAAAAATGAAGAAACTAAAAGAGTTACTACTACTGGAGAGATAG